GCTTGTTCGGTTTCGGTTTCATTTTTATTTAACAATTCGGTGTTTTGTTTAACCTCATTATTAAATTTATTCATATCCGATTCTGCATTATTTAATTGGATTTTATAGTTGTTAAGTTTTTTGGTTGAGTTATCATACTGTGTCTGTGATTTTTCTAGTTGCTGATTTGCGTCCTTTAAGGCTTGCTCTTGCTTTGCGATTTCCTCATCCGTTGCATTAACATCATTTTTCATCGCATTTAATTTTGTACTAGCTTTTTCTACTTCTTCTCGGTATTTCTGCATTTTTTCATTTGCCTTACCTTGAGATGTCGTAGCTTTTTCAAGTTGAGTATTTAGCAACTTAATTTTATCTGCTTGTGTTTCGATTTGCTCGGATAGGACTTTGTTTTTTTGAGTTAATCCGTCTACCGAAGTATCATTTTTCCCAAATTCTGTTGTAACTTTTTTCATTTCAGATGCAAGAACACGCATTTCTGAATTTATATTAGTTACTGCATTCTTAAATTCTCTCTCCCCATCTATAGCAATACCTGCTTTTAATATCGGTGCTGCCATTTTATCACTTCCTTTCTGATTGATTGGTTCTTTCGCAAGCTATATTAAAATAGGCTTCATCTTTCTCGATTCCTATGTAATTGCGGTTGGTGTTAATGCAAGCCATTGCAGTGCTACCACTTCCAATCGTTAAATCAACAACTAAGTTATTTTCATTGCTGAATGTTTTGATTAAATCTTCAAGTAATAATATTGGTTTTTGTGTTGGATGGAATCCATTATAATCCTTTTTATATTTTAAGATGCTTGATTTGTATTTGTTACCTTCCCATAGGTTGAAGGTGCTTGGTAGGTCTTTTTTAAATTGGTCATCTATTGGCTTCAACTCTGCATATGTTTTAAATCCTTCCATCTTGTCTATGCTGAATACTTGTATTAGTTCGCTGTAGGTGCTTTCGGTACATAGCGCAAACTGAGAACTCCCTTTAATGCTTTCTAGGAAGTGTTGCGCACCCATGTGACCCAACTCTTGATAAAAACGGCTTCTCGAATAGTTCGTATATTCGCGAACTTTACAAGCATACTCTCTGAGCGGATGCAATCCGTCCGTATCGTATGTTTTACTGAAAACGAGTATATCCTCAAAATAACCAACAGGTGCCTTGTTGCACAAAAGGGCATTTGCAAAATTATCCTTTTCCCATATCATTCTATAATTAAAAGGAATGTTTGGAATAGCTTGTGTTGTGAGTTGTCCTGTATATGGTTCTTGACTAAATAAAACCATTTTACCATTCTTCCTTAATATTCGGTTTGCAATCTCATACACTTTTTTTGGTTCAATTGCAAAGTCCCAATCAATGCCATTAAATCCATTCATCGTTCCATATGGCAAGTCCGTCAATATTAAATCAACCGAACCACTCGGAATGTCTCTTGAGACTTCTAAGCAATCCCCTAGATATATTTTATTTAATTCCATTTTATTTCCCCTTCTACCACGCAATTGTATTTTCCATTCCGTGATTAGCTGATTCCATACTGTTTAATTCGGCATATGTTAAGCCTCTTTTTGTCATTTGTAACTCTAGGTCAAAATCGTCTTTGTAGATATCGTACAATTCAACAAACAATCTAAAATCTAACTCATCAACTTCTTCTACGGACAAGCCTAGCTTTTTAGTACCGATAAAATATATCCGAGCAAAATCTATAGGTTCTGCTCGGTCTGTACGTTTTTTGAGTTGCTATCTTCTTCGGTAGCTTTTGGGTTTGCCTTAACAACTAAATCTCTAACAATATCTGCTCCATTGATATATCCTAGTAATTCACAAACATCATCATCGGATAGAAAGTGCATTTTATCTACTGCATTTTTGTTAAACTGTCTAATTCCCTCATTTATCATTAACTTAAATGTTGTAGTCATATCTTTAATGCTAACTTCTTTTTGCTTTGCCATAAAAATACTGCCATCATCATTTTTTAAAACTTCGCCATCGGAAAAAACTTGTATCCCGTTGATTTTATCTTCGACCAAGTTTCCAAATTCATCTCTTGCCACTGTTTCAAAAATCTTTGTCCATTCCGATATAGTGCCAAACATCTCTTGTAATTCTCTTGATACAATCATATTGTAAGCTATTGGATATTTTTCTCCGTCAATTTCTAACATTTCAAACTTTGCTTTCATTTCGCATTCTCCTTTTTATTGGTTATTATTTACTAAATTATTATAACAAAAAAGGGCAGTATTTACCACCCTTAAATGTTTATTTATTTTACTATGCAGTAATAATGTACTCTCTTGCAGTAATCTTAGAGTTAGCTAATCCACTCTTGATTGCTACTGCTTTAAATCCTGCACTTGCTAATAGGTCAATCGGTGCAGAGTAAGTACTTCCATTTGTTGCCGATGGCGTAGTACCATTTAATGTATAGTAAATTGTTGCTCCCTCTGTTGAACAAGTCATTGTTACATCTTCAGCTTGAGCAGTAGTGTAAGTACCACTTGCTAAACTAACAACTACATCTGCACAAGTTGCAAGATATAATGTGTTAATGTAAGCCACTGCATCGGATTGGCTATTAAATATTGCCTCTTCCATATAAGTTCCGTCTGCTAGCGAATAAACGACACCACTTAACGTAGAGTAGATAAATGTAACTGAACCCTCTTGAGTTTTTGCATCTTCAGTTTGACCTGCGAACTCAACGTGTGGTAATGTCTTAACAATAAACTTTTCAGCCTTTGTGTTTGGATCTAATTCCTTGACAATCCATGAAAATCCTAATGCCTCTGGAATATCTGACATTTTTGATGTGATTTTTGAAGATGTAACTGTCGAGCCACCATTTGAAAAACTTACTGCAGTAGTTGTCTTACCCATTAATGGCGCTAATATTGATTGGTCTGCAAAATCCACAACTAAATCAATTTTTCCATCCTTGAATGATTGGTCCTTATACTTTAATCTGTTATCCGAATAAATCGGTGCATCATTCTTTTGTAAATCTAATTTTAATTCAATTGCTCCACTTGTTGTAACTGGTGAGCCATATGTACCTGCTTGTTCATTAAATATTGCATGAACAAAATTACTTAATCCTTTTTTTGCCATTCTTTAAATCCTCGCTTTCTATATTTCGCTATATTCTGATATTTCACACTCAAAAATTATGTGCAACATCTTTGTTACTTCTTCATAAATTGTTGTAATTTGTGGATAGGTAAAGCCTACGTCAAACAATGCTTTCCTAATTCTTGCCTTGTCCGAGTGGTAATTGTAAGTTGACGGACAAAAAAAATGAATTTGCATAGCGGTCGCATCTATTTTGGGTTCATCATCAGCAAAAACTTCGCCTCGACTATCCACTAAATTAAATACTACATATTTTGTACTTGTGCCATTATATACACTATCGCATACATTTCCAGCACCAACTATGCTTGTTAATGCACTTACTATCTTACTAGATGCACTCACTTAACCACCACCTTTCCAAATTCTTCTTGCATTTTTGCCATAACCTCATTGTAACTATCTTTATATGCTTTTGTCAATATCGGAGTAGGTTTTTGCTTGCTAGTTCCATATTCTAAGTGTGCCAATATCTCCATATTTCGCACAGGTACTTTATATTTTCTTAAAACTCCTTTTCCGTCAAGATAGCTGTCGGATTTTCCTGTCGGTCTTACGCATACAAAGTAACCACCATTTGGGGACTTACTTGCCTTGGTTTTTTTAACCGAGTTGACGAGTTGAGAAGTTCGTTTATGTTTCGATAATTCACTTTTAACTGATTCTTCTAAAATCGGTATAGCGCTATCTAGTATTTGTGGCACATATTCGTCCGGATCGGATAGTTCTAATAATTTTTTAACAAAATCTTGGTCTATTTCAAAATCAAATTTTCCCAACTACTCCATCTCCCTTAAATTGCACCATATCTCAACATACTCTTTACTATCCTTATACTCATTTACATAAGCTATATCATACTCATTACTGTCATATGCCACTATCATAGATGTATCTAGATTTGTCGGTGTTCTCCGTACTAAAAATCTTGCTTTTACATCTGCAAATTCTGTACCACTTTTTTGTAACTCCGTGCCACTTGTCCGAGTAAATGATGCCTTAGTTGTTCTAATCGTGGTATACGTCTTTGTTGCAATACCATCTGCATCTATCGGATAAGTTATCTTTTTAATAACTATAGATTTGTTTAATTCTCCAGGGTTTACATTCATGCTTACACCTCTTCTACACTTGGGAGTAGGTTTCTTCTGTGTAAATTTAAGATAGTTTCAACAGTTCTGTTCATGTTGGTGTTATCAACAACAAGTGTTCTATTGTCGTACATATCTTGGCACAAAATCATAACTACTAACCAAAATTCTTCAAATGCGTCCACTCCGAATGTGTAGTCAATCGTTATTTCGTCGTTTTCGGATGGGATAGCCACAAGTGTCACTATTCCCTTGACTGCATCCACTGTATAATCAGTAGTCAAAGTTTTTGTAACTCCATTTACTTTTACAACTAATGTACTTGCAATAAATGGATACATACTTGCTTTAAATCCATTAGTAATACCGTTAGCAGTATAAGTATCAGTTATATTTTGGTCATAAATATTTGTATATCCCTCGATAAACTTTTTAGCAACTGCTAAAATCGGTGTAAGCAATGGGTCGGTAGCATCATCTAGTCTTAAATAATTTGCTACTGTCATTGTTGTAATTTCGCTAACTTTCATAATGCCACCTACTTTCTATTATTCGCTCGCCATAATTCCTGCTGTCTTTAAAGCGTCAAGCAATGCTTTAAATTCAACTGCTGTTGGAGTTGCTCCTACTGCTTCTGCTACTAATGCTGATTGCTTTACAAGTCCTGATACTGCTGTTGTTGCATTTGTAGCTGTATACTTTGCATCCACTAAAGTTTTTAACGCTTTGCCTTGTTTTGCTGATAGTGCCTTTGTTGCATCATCTGATGTTAAATTATCGACAATTGTTGCGGTCGTAATTCCTGTTACACTCGCACCTGCTGAAACTTCTAATGTTCCACCAATTACAGTTTTTTCTCCACCTTGTTCTGTATAATTTTTTGCATTGTACATCTTATTTACCTCTCTTTCAAAAAAATATAGGGCAGTTATACACCACCCTATAAAGTTATTTATGCTATACTGACATTACCAATGTAGCAAGCTTTTGATGATCGATTACGTTACTATCAAATTCAAACCAAGACACAATTCCGATTGCGTGCATAGTAGCATATTTTTCAAGTAAAATTTTGATTGAAATGTCCTCTCTCATATTTACTGCTAAACCGCTATAGTCTCCGTAAAGCACTGCCTTATTTGCTGATCCGATTGCTGGCATATTATCTGAAATATAAACAGGTTTACCAAGTAACACAAATGGTGTATCTGAGTTAAGTGATGGCTGAAGTAAATACTGACCTTGTCCGTCCTTAAGCTTTCTGATTGCAGTAAATGTAGCACTTGCCATTGTCCACGCACAACCCGCTTGATACACAGATGGCACTTTTGCTTGTAGGTCAATTAAGTTATCAGCCGAAATTGCAGATATTGAACCTGCGTTCATTGTGTTTGTTGTAGCTAATGCACCTGTGTTATAAGATGCTTGTCCGTTTAATAACTTTCCTTCTAAAAAGATTGCTATTTTCTTAGACATTTCTCTTACGATAAAGTTTACAACGTCAATGTCCGAACTGTTTACAACTGATTCACCGAGTAATGTTAATGCACCTGCTAAAAATCCTGTTAAATCTACGGATGTAAATTTACCACTATCAGCGGTGATGTCTGTAAATTCTGTTTGAAATGCTACTGTAATATCATGAGTAGTATTTGCTAATCCCCATACAGGTACTTTTAATGTTCCTTTTACATTAAACATTGTAGCTTTTTCAAAGATTGGACACATTTCCTTTACTGTATTAATTACCATCTGTGCGATAGTTGTAGGGATAACTGCTCCGTTATTACCCATTGTTAAGTTTTGCTCGCCTGCTCTAGTTTCGATAGGTTGCCCTGCTGACTTTCTCACGAAGTTTGCAAATGATCTCACTTCCATATCTTCTTGCTTGATTTCTTCTTTCTTTTCATCAGCAACGACATTTAATGTCAAGTCTCTTGCTCTTTCTTCCATCTTGATTGTATCATCAAGACTTCTTAATTCTGTACCGAGCTTCTCAAACTCTGCAACTTCTTCTTCGGATGCACTTCTTTTTTCAACATCAGCCTTTGCAGTAATTGCTTGCATTTGCTCTACAACTGCATTTCTTTTTTCAGTTAATTCTTTTAATCTCATTCGTTTTAACCCTCTCTTCTTAAATGTTATGTTTGATTTCTAGTAGTCGATTGTTCATCTTGTAATTCAAATCTTCTTTTTCCGCAGATGGTGTTTCAACCGATTTATCAACAAAGTCAACAGTTTCTTCTGTCGATCTAAGTTCAATTGTTTCTTCTTGCTCCGCCCTTAACTCAATCGATGTTGCAGAATAAGCTGGACTTTTGTGTAATAATAATGCAACGTGGTCTATATCTAAACTTGTAATTCTTCGGAGTGGATATTTATCTGCCCTTTGTTCAATTTCTTCTGTTGGATTTCTAAAACCAAAACTCCAACCACTTAACTTACTAGCATTTTCAACTACTTCCTTATCCGATGTTCTAAGTTCTGCGTGCAATCCAATATTATCTTCTCGCAATTCTAAAGTTCCATTACTTGTATCAGCTATGACTCTATCTTCACGATGGTCTAATTGTGCGGTTACATTCATAGACTTTTCTAAGGCTCTTTGAAATACCTTTTCTTCTATGATTTCATTTACTACACCATTATTTTTTGTAACGACAGGTTTACTTTCTCGCATTACCGCATTTACATATCCGCTTATGTGTACTCCGTCTGCTCTTACTTCAACTTTCACTTTATCACTTCCTCTCCGTCTATATCATCATTTGCATCATCAATATCATCATCAATATCATCATCAACACTATCCATATCCATTGTGTCCGACTTGCCTGTATTTGGAACAAATATCTCTTTTGTATTAGTGTCATACAATACCGAGTTAAGTCCTAAATTAATCCAATCAATACCAAATGCTTTATCATTTTCCATATATCGCACTTCATCAATCTTTTTAAATCCGCCATCAATTGCGACCTTATAAGCATCATATCGGCTTTTTAAATCGCCTTTAAGGATTTCTCTTGTATCAAATGCGTAAAAGTAAACTTCTTCGCCGACTTTTTCTCTTTCGAGTAATAGGTCTTTATTTAATGCACATTCTATCATTCTAAGCATTGGCAATATTGCGACCTTAAATGTTGAGTTATAAGTTTTTTCATCAACTTTACCCTGCATAAATTCTAGGTTTAAAAGAAATAGTTCAAATATTTCCTTTGCATCTGTCTGCTTGTTTTCATTTAACTGCATTTCTACAGATGTATTCGACGATTCTTTAAATTCTAATCCGTTGCCTAAGACAACGATGTTTTCTGAATTGTTGCTATATAAATTTCTAAAATCTTGTTTGAGCTTATCCATTACAGGTTGAGAAACTTCTTTTAAGGCTTGCAAAAATCCTTTTTTATTTCCGCCTTTTTTAACTAATTGCTCCTGGAATACTAGGGTTTCATAAGCTACGGATAGGATTAATTTATTGTCCGTCAAAATGCTTGTTCCTTGTGCTCCATCTTTTGTATTTCTCAAAAAGCTAAGTAGTTCATATGGCTTGTAAATCTTGCCATTTATCTGATAATTAAAATTCTTGAATATCGGATCAGCATTTTTTAAAACAGACACTTGCGATTCTTCGACATAGTGGAGCGATTTTATCTTTGTGCCAACCTTATTGACATAAGCAAACCCGCCTTTTCCGAGATAGTAGTCCTCGATTATTGCTTTCCAAAATTGTACCGCATCTAAGGTATCTCCTGTTTCGTCATTCAATAACCTAACTCTATTATCACCGACTACTTCGTCAATCTCTCCATCTTTTTCTCGATATAGCTTTATCGGTATCATCGACACAGATTCCGCTATAAATTTTATTGACGAATTAACTGCTGGTATATCTAAGGCTTTCGCCTTTGTCATTGTGTCTGTTCCGAGTAACGACTGCAATACTCCACTGCTATCAGGTGCCATCAAGTCGGATCGTACTTCTATATTTTTTTTCTTACTAAATAATGCCATATATTTTCCTTTCCGCTAAAATGATTGTGAAAAACCACAAGTGTTATTGCCATCTAATTCTTGTTGCAACAAATATACTGCGTTTAATGTACTTGCTACCATATCTATTTTACCACTACTTTTCTTTTTATTCAAGTACCTATTTTCATTAGTATCGTAGGTACATTTTGCATTTTGGAAGTTCTGTTCATACAATGTATTTTTTTCGTACATAAACTTCTTTTGAAGTATAGATTCGTGTAGCCACTTTGTAGGTCTATGTAATATTTTAGAGTGTTGCTTTACCTCTACTGTTTCTAGTCCGTTTTCTTCAAGCTTTCCAGCAGTAGATAAACAATTCATCCAATCATAGCCAACTTGTATTATATTAACTTGATATTTTTCTTGTATCTGCAAAACAAAATTTTCAACATAAGTGTAGGATATAACATCATTACCACAACTAAAGCAATTTCCCTCACGGATAAATCTATTGTAGTCGGTTCGCTCGACATTGTTTTTCTCCGTGATCCTGTCCGTAGGAATAAATGCCCACGATTTCGACATTATGGTTTCGGTTTCTGAATCGTATGATACCATTGACACCGAAACATTATCATCAGTTTTCGCCATGTCTAATCCGAGATACACGTCACGACCTGCCCATTCGATTTCTTCAACCTTGCATTTTCGCACTTGGTCAATCGGTATAAAACTTTCGCCTGCCGAACTTGGTACAAAATGATTCATGCACTTTGTCAGATATTCTTCTTGTTCACTAGGTTTCGCAAGTGCTGACTTTCTAGCATCACGAATTTCTTCGTAATTACGTTCAATGCGCAATGGATTTGCCATATACATTCCAATATCATCCCATAGATGTTCTTCGCTTGCGTAATATACCAATGCAAATAACCTGTCATTCACTTCCGTGCCCGCATAAATCTTTTTCAAGTAGTCTAATTCTTCTAGCATTGGACTTTTATCTTCTGCGTATGCAGTTGTGAGTTTAAACATTAAGGGATTTTTAACTGACTTCTGCCCTGACTTCATGGCGTTTACATTTGATGTATCACGCATCGCTCCATATTCGTCCGCAATAAACCCCGATGCCATAATGGAATTATTGGAATTTGCTTGTGCGGTACGCGGTTGAAATGTACTTTTTGTCAATGTGCATTCTGTTCTTCCCGATAATGTCTTTGGAATTTTGAAATATTTTCCCACCAATGGACTAACCTCGAGAATTTGCCTTATTGCCTTTTTTATTTCTCCAGCCAAATCCCTATCCAGACATATAGAGTAAAACTCTGAATAGTTCGGCTCGGTCAACATAAGGATAATAATAATCAATGCTGCATCAAATGTTTTTCCATTCTTCCTCGCTATAAATAAAATAATTTCACGATAGCGGAAACGCTCTTCATCGTTTTTAAATCTCCATGCAAAAATACCGACAATAAAAAATGCTTGCATTGGTTCTAAATTATTATAAACTGAACCACTCACGAACCCTGTTGCAAAATTTAGCAACTTCAAAATGCCTTCAATAATTTTCAACTTCTCTTCATGGAATCTGTACGGAAAATTTTCATCTTCTTCTTTTTCCCTATCCGAGATAAACCATTTACACTGTTGAATTACTTCAGGTGTTGTTATTTCTTTTCCACTTATGCAATCTTCTGCATATTGTGTGGCTTTTTCAAGTAGCATAATCAACCACCTTTCAAGACCTTAATTAAATCATCTTCTTCTTTTTCAACTTTTTTTGGAATAGACCTTAATGCACCTGCAATGGTAAATAGATTTTCTTTTTCAATCGCAAACAACATTTGTCTTTTTGAATCTAATATTTTATCAATCTTATTCATTGCATCGGTCAATCCTGCAAGTTGTTTTGTAAGGTCTGTTAACACTTCAATTCTTTCTTCGATCGTATTATCCGCAGCTAATAATTTAAACGTGGCTCTTATCTCTTTAAATGTTTCCCATGAATAATCACGTTGCTCTTTCAAGTGAATACATTCTGCGAGTAGTTCACAATAACGATTAATAACTGTTTCGTATGACGAATCATTCTTGTCTATCTTTGATAAGATTCTACATACTCTTAAAAATTCCTTGTGTGCTGTTGGATCACGCTTTACCGATGGTGATTCTAAAATCTTACCACCTGTCAAAACATCCTTTTCCGCTTGTACTCTTTGTTCAATTTGTTTCTTTGTGTAGTGAGCCTTTTTCTCGCTTGTCAATACCGATATTGGCTTTATATTTCTAGGCATTTTCTTCATCCTTTATTTTTTATTAAAAACGATAATGATTACTA